TTAATTGGATCGCCAAGGGATTTCTTTTACAGCAGTAACAGTGAGATGCCTACACCTAATTCGCTCGTTTAGCCAATCATCCACTTCTTCACGTTTCAGAAACTCTATCAAACGCACGCACTCTTCAAGCGTTTTATTCACGGGCTTCAAAACTATCAGGTGGTTTTCTACAGCCACAGCGCCACCACATGTAACTAGCGTAGCTATTGCCCTATTTTTATCGCTTGGACTTGATGTTCTTCTGACTATCACAAAAGGTGCATTATGAGTTGTCCCATCAAAATTCCTGTAACCAGGGGCACTTGATATTTCCCCCCACGGCGGAGCGTCACGAGTATGTATATATACGCATCTCGGCCCTTGCTCTTCATCTCGATGTGGCACTACGCTACCGACACACACAGAAAAAAGATCAGACACTTTCAAACTACTTTGCTCGACTCCTTTTGACCAATAGCTAGCGTCATTTCCACCCTGGGTTTCGTCAGGTTCTTGCGCCCCCAACTCTAGGATAAAAACATCAACATCAGCCTGCGGGTCGAATGCGCCATATATGTCCGCTCTATTAACCTTGCGCTTTCTCTCTACCAAGTCACGCCAACGCTTATATCTTGTTCCTGTACGTAAAACATCTGGCAGTATTCCGACTATGAGAGACGCATCCTTGCACTTCTTTATACAGTGCTCCACGAATACTGCAGCTGCCGAAACGCTACCAGTCGTCCAATCACAATCAACTTCTGACTTCATGTAGATGTAAGGCGGATTCAATACTACATGATCAGTTTTTGGCCAATCGACCAAATCTAAAGAATTGGCGTTTTTGAAATTTTTAAACACTTCTTCTATTTTGATATTTTTATTTTCAACTGCTCTTGCACCCCGAAGATAGGCAAGTAGGACTAACCGAGCCTTAGCGAGACGCAGAAAATCCTCTTGTAGCTCAATTGCAAAGAGAACGTCCCCCCAAGACTCGATGGTCTCAGCAAGCTCTTTTTTGACTGTCAGCTTTTCAGCATAACTTATGAGCAGATCCCCCGCTCCACAGGCAGGATCTAGCACCGTCGGCGCAGTATTCTTTTCATTCAGATAATGAAAAGCATTTTTTCGAAGAGTTCTCCCAGTAAAAAAAGCCCCCATTTCCTGCCTTTCAGCAAGCGGCACCTTTCTTCTAAGCTCCTCATTTACTGCATTTTTTAATATCTTCTCTACGTCTTCAACTTTATGTATTTCGCTACCAGCTAAAGCTTCTTTTGCGATGCCCTCAACTTTACAGACAAAGCTCTTAAAAGAAGCGTCTATGCGCTGCTCACCGCTATTAAATTTATGTTCCTGCATTCTTAGCGCACACGCCATTCGTTTCGATGTTAATTGCCTTTGCCAAGCCTATATCGGGCAAACCAGCGCCTAGCTACTTCCTGGGTGATCGCTATCCCGCGTTTGGATTGGCCAAGTTTCGATTGGCTTCATCGTAATCAGGGCTTCTGTGGCCGTTTTCAGGCTCGATCCGGCCGGAGATCAGCCATAGCGCGTACTCAGGGTACGCCTCTGCAAGCACGCCCACCTCTACCGTACTGATGCGGATAGCCCCCCGACTGATGTTCTTCCACCTGTCGTGATTCTTCCCGCCCAGCTCGCTCAGCTGTTTCGGGCCTATCCGCTTGATCAATTGAAGCGCTCTATCTCTAACCGCGTCCATTTATAAAAAAATCAATAGGCGTAAAATTTACTCCAATGGAATCTTGGCGTAATATTCACTCCAGGAGTAAAAGTTACGCTTTAGGAGCGTCGCATTAGGTTCCCAAAAGTGGAACGTTGGGTCGGATTATAGGGGTAATTGCATGGAACAGTCTGGTGTAGTGGGGCTTTCGATTTCGGGAGACGCCCAACGCGTAACGGATTTCCGCGACGCACCGTTCTGCACGAAATACGTGCTGGCTCAGCTCCTGGGCACTGAGCAAATCAGCGAAGACGTGGTGCGCGGCTGGATCGAAAGCCACACCGTCCCGACCGTGAAAATCGGCCGTCACCGCGTCATCAACCTGCACCGCATCCGCCGCGACCTCGATAGAGGCAAAACCATCTTCTGCGCGGGGGATTACAGCGATGACTAAGACCGCCTACATCGTCGAAACCTGCACCCTGCACGGCGCCACCAAGCAACGCCGTTGGCACCGCGTCCACACCGGCCCGAACAAGGCTGAGTGTGCTGCCTATATAGAACGCGTAATCGCTGACCTGCCGTCCGGCCCTGGTCGCCACTGGGGGCTCACCCAGGAACGCGCCCGCGACTTCTACCGCGTCCGTGGTGTGAGGGCTGCCGCATGACTACCCAGCTAGAGAAAATCGCCGCTCTGATGCTCTGCCAGGACTGCCTGCACGTTCGCCCGTACTGCGAGTCCGGCCACTTCGGTGACTACCGCTGCGACTGCGGTGGCGACTTCTGCGGCTGCAATAGCTGCAACGACTTCGCCCACGGCCAGGGCGCCGACTTCGAAAAGCGCCAAGAGCTGGAGGCCGCCAATGAAAAGCCTGAGCCAGTACCTGCGCCAACCCCACGCCGACAACTGCGACTGCTCTGTCTGCTGGCTAAACCGCAACTGGACACCGCCCAAGGCGCCTACTTACCCATACACACAATGCACCGACTGCCGCCCCGCGCGATGGTCCGTGGTCAATGGTCGCAACCACGTTACGCCGGCCTATACCTGCGAGAAACACACGCCACCGTCCCGACCGGAGAAGTATTGGAGCGTTGTGAGCGACACCGGCAAGCCAACGCCTTTCGTGCCCCTGCGCGAACCGTTCGAACTGGTGGGGTGAGCGCATGACTCCTTGTGAACTTCTGCGTGACGCTGAGCTAGCAAAAGCCTATTGGGCCACTCGGGATCGCAAGTGCTTCGCTGTCGTCATGACTGGTGTGGACGTTAAAAAAATAACGTACAGGCACACGATCTATGTCCGGGCAGCGGCCGCAGAAGAAGCAATTAACTGGGCCAAATCAAATCGCTCTATGTTCAGCGCTCCTATTCGTTGTGGTTACCGCGCACGTCTGGCTGGCCCGATTGAACTGGGCTGCATTGAGGTGACCGCATGACTGTCTCTTTCCGTGTCGGCCGCTATCTGGTCGCCCTGCTCTGGTCATGGTCGCTGCCCTTTCTGATCGGCGCATCACTTGGCGGCCTCTATATCAGTCACGCTCACATAGAGATTCTGGAAGCAAACGACGATCTGTTTCTTCGTTCATTCGAGGCCGTCATCGACCAATGCAAAGCAGCCCCCAGCGATCCGGCCAACGCCGTCGATGCTGAACAGGTCAAGGGCCGCGCTCCCGGCTCGTCGGATCACGCCTCACCGATCCGGCGAACGGAAGCACGGGCGGAGCGCACCCTTGAGCGCCCACCACCTTAAATAGCCTCCGCTCGTGAGTGTGGGGCAGCTCCACCGCCCCGCGCTCCCGAGCCCTCGGCGGCAAGAGTGGGATGACAAGGGCAAAGCCCTTGGTGTTGAACAACTAACCCGCTGCACCAGCGGCGCTAACTGAAAACCTCGGCAAGTCGAGAACCCCACCCGGGCAAAAACGAGAAGTTTGCCCGTGTGGACCCGCTCGGCCTGCTGAAAGGCAAACCCGCGCAATAAGGCGCAACCAAGCGAGGAAACACAACATGGCACGCACCACTATGGAACTGGCATTCATCAGCGCTGAGCGCGTGAAGTTCGACAACGTCGATCTGATCAAACTCTATTTCGGCGATGAGCCGGACGGCGAAAAGGACCTGGGCGTTTCCCTGCTCTCGATGCAGGTATCCGAAGACGTCCGCGAAGAAGTATGGGGCGCCTGCAAAGGCCTCGACGTGCTCGAAACCGTCCGCGTAACCGCCGAAATCGAACGCGGCTCCAAGAACGCCGGCAAGTTCATCGTCCTGCACGTCGAGTCGGCCAAGCCGGCTCAGGCCAACAAGCCGGCCCCGCAAGCCGCCCAACAACAGCCCAAGCCGGCCGGTGCTCAACCGGACGCGGCCAAGGCCTAACGGGAGGGCGCCGCCGTGCTGATCGTTGATCGCGTGCTGTGTGACTGCTGTGGCCAACCAATGGGCCAACTCTACAACCAGTCCGCCCCCCAGCCCGACCTGCTGCCCGATCTGAACAAGGCGCCCGCCCTCGTCATCTGTCCCGATTGCATCGCCATGGCTGAGGTCGTCCGCGACCCCAGCCTGGCTGAGTAGTCGGGCCGTTCTTTGGAGGTGATCAGCAATGGTTACAGCCGAAGCAGTCGCCGCCGTGTACGGCTCCGGGTTCGCCTTGACCCTGGGGTTCTACATGGTGGGGCTGAAAGTCGGTGCGGTGCTCTCCGCACTCCGAAAACTCTGAAAGAGGAAACACGAGATGGAAGCCATCTTCGCTGCTGTTGATTTTTCCACCGTCGCCACCTGGGTCGGCACTGCTGGCGTTGCCATCATCGGCATCGCCATGGCCTTCAAAGGCATCGACCTCGGTAAACGTGGTGTGAAAAAGGCCTAAGGGCTGGAGGGAGGGGGGCCGCAAGGCTCCCTTCGACTTTATGGAACCGCTCGTATTCACCTCCGAAGACCTGGCCACAGTCGTTTACGCCCTGGTCTTCCATGCCGGAGTGCTAGGCGCATGGGCCGCAATCGCTGGATTCAAATCACGCTTCTGATCGCTGGCCTGATCCTCGTCAGCACCGAGGCCTATTCCGCTACGCGCAAGACGGTCAAACATGGCCAGTCCGCTCGCGACATCGTTAATGGGCAGACTGCCACAACTGGCACGATAAGCGTCCCGGCTGGGGCTGTCGCTTTCTACGGTCAAGACTATGTTGACCGTCACGAAGCTAAGAGCCTGCTGACTAGCGGCAACATTGGCTCGGGAGCGGCTAACGGTCCCGGTGGTGGCATTGGCGGGTCCGTTAGAACTAAGCAAGCTGTCACCATTAAGCCTGCCGTTGTAATTCCAAAGTCTGCTATTGCGAATCTTGCTGTAAACACACTTAAAGGCGGTGTTGCGAGCGTTGCTGCTACAGCTGCCGTTATGTGGGCTATCGATCAGATACCTGGGGCTTCTTTCGATCCTCAGACGGGCCTACCTGTAAATGCTCCTGATCCAATCGTCCCAAGTGCAACATATTGGAATTTCCAGAGCACAAATGGCGTGAATGCCCCGTCCCGTTATTCGTCTGCGTTACAGGCATGTAGCGCTAACGTTCTCTCTCCACAAACCAATGATTACAAAGTCGAGAGTGGCTCCTGCTGGGTTCGCACCAAGCCCTCTATTTGTCCGTCGTGTTCGTTTTACCTTATTGGTTACATGTTCTCTAGCTCTATTACCTGCCCAACTGGTGGTGTTAATTTATCCACATACACTTGTAATTCCTCTGCACCGTTACCTACTCCGTTTACCAATACAGACTATGCCGGGCTAGAGGAAACGTTGCGTTCGGTTCAGAATTCCGAATGGCTCCGTGACCTGATCAAAGCCTCCTGCAATGGTTCCAACAATCCCGCTGGATGTTACGAAAGCCTCGTAGAGCGTCGTCAGTTGATGGGGCCCGCATCGCAGGTCGGCCCCAAGACCAGCACTACCACGACAACTACTAGTCCAAATGGCGCCACCTCTACAACGACGACGACTAGTCAGAACACCTACACGTATAACTACGGCGACAACTATTACGACTACAGCACTACTACTAAGACAGAAACGACAAAGGACGGAGAAACCACTGTCGAGGAAACAACAGATAATCAACCGGATGAAGAGCCGACCGAAGAGCCCAGCGAGGAAGACTTCGAAGGTGACTTCAGCGACTCAGATTTTCCTGAAGTCGAACCCTTCTACGAACAAAAATACCCAGATGGTCTAGAGGGAGTCTGGCAGAGCCGCAAGGCCGAAATAGACGCCAGCGCCTTCATCAGCTTTCTCCAGTCATTCGTGCCCAACTTCTCCGGCAGTTGCCCGGCCTATGGCCTCGGTTTCGACCTTGGCTACATCAACTTCGGCCAGCACGGCTTCGACGTGGCCTGCTACGTCTTCGAGTTCATCGGGATCATCTTCATGGTCACCGCCTTGTTCACTTCGCGCGCACTGATCTTCGGGGGCTGACATGGCCGGTATCTTTCGCTTCTTCTCCGCCATCCTGGAAAAGGTCGCCAATTTTGCCAAGTGGCTGCTGGCTGTGTTCAAGCAGGTCTTTGCTGATCTGTGGAACATCATCACCGACCTCGGCTGCTGGGGCTTCGATGCGTTGTTGGGCATCGCTATCGGCGCCCTGAACGCCATCGCCATACCCTTCGACCCCAGCACCTACTACGCCATGATCCCGGCCGACGCGGCCAACATGCTCGGCCTGGTCAAGATCCCTCAGGCCATCGCCATCATCGTCGCAGCGCTGGTAATCCGCTTCGCCCTGCAGACCATTCCGTTCGTGCGTTGGGGGTCCTGATATGCAGAACCTCCTGATGGGGCCCTCTGGCGGCGGCAAATCCTATGAAGCCTGCGTCTTCCACGTCCTGCCTGCGCTCAACAAGGGCCGTAAGGTCATCACCAACCTGCCGCTGAACGTCGATTACTTCGAAGCGATCTGCCCGGGCGCCATCGACCTCCTGGAGCTACGCCGCGATCAGGGCAACGTCCGCGCCTTCTCCCGCGTCGACCATTTTGGTGACGACTGGCGACACCCTGAAACAGGCACCGGACCGCTGTACGTCATCGATGAATGCCACAAGGTCTTTCCGCGCGGTAAGACCAGCCAGCAGGTCGAAGAGTGGTTCGCCGAGCACCGCCATGAATCGGCTGACGTGCTCCTAATCACGCAGAGCTACGGCAAAATCTCCAAAGCCATCGTCGACAACATGCAACTGATCTACCGGGTGCGCAAAGCCACCGCTTTCGGTAGCAACAGTGCCTACATCCGCAAGGTACAGGACGGCATTCGCGGCGAAGTCGTTAACGAAACCGTCCGGCGCTACGACCCCAAATACTTCAAGCTGTACCGCTCGCACACCAAAGGTGGCGGCGAAGAGTTGGCCGCTTCCGACGTGACACCACTCTGGAAGCACTGGACGTTCAAAGGTGCCGCTCTCTGCCTGCTGATACTGGTGTTCATGGTGCCCAACCTCCAGCACCCGTTTCGCCCCAAAGCAAAAGAGCCTGCCCCGGAACAGCACCACGAAGCGCCCGATGAACAGCCGGTGTCTGATGAAAGGCCTGCACCTGAGCAGACCGCTCAGGCCACGCGGGAAGATCACGCCAAGGGCAAGCGCTCCCACCCCTGGCAAGGCTATGGCCTGCACATCGCGGCTATCATGCACGGCAACCGGGACGGGCACGAAGTGATCAAGGGGCTGATGCGTGTCAGTCAGAACGGGCAGCCCATCACCACCGTCAGCTTCGCGGACCTCACACAGGCGGGCTACCAGCTCAACTACCATTCAGATTGCGTCATATCGCTGCGCTTCGAAGGCGTCGATATTGGGTATTCCGTCTGCGATGCACCCAAGGTAGGCTTAGCTGGCAAGGTGCCAGGTAATGGATAGGAGGTCCCTATGGGTCTGGAAGACCGCGAGTGGTATCGCGAAGAGTTGCGCCGTAGAGGTCAAAAGTCCTCATGGGACAATTTCAGCGCCAAGGATAAAGCCCCGCCACGACAGCCTGAGCAGCCAAAGCCAGCGCCGTCCAAGCGCCGAACACCTCCGTCATACGTCCACCTGCAAGCTCAGGAAATCCTCGACTCACGTCGAGAGAACACCGGGCCACCTTTCAGGCTGGCCATCTACTTCTTCGTCGCTGCAGCACTGCTGGTCATCGGCATCTTCCAACTGCTGCCGTAACGCCTTCAATCGCATGTCCCTACTTTGGCCAAGGCCAGAGTGGGGAGCTTGCTTGCGCCTGCGTGAAATTCATGACGTCACCCGGCTAGGCGCCCGCGCGGGAGGGCACCCGCTCGCGGGCGGGACCCGCGCGGGCGCGCGCCGGTGACGTCCCTGTAGCACGTCAGATAAACGAATTTCAGTACCCACGTTACACCAGAGAGATACAGAGAATGAGCGCACCAAAGGACTACTACCGCATTGATATCGAAACCGGGAAAGAGAACCCGAAAAGTCGTCTGTTCTGTGATCCCCGGGCGGGTGGTTTCGTGGATCTGTCCAACGTCCGAATCCTGGCCTGTAGCGTCGATACCGTCCGCCAGTTGTATCGCGGCCTGATCCGTCCTGAAATCATGTGCCTGTTCGAGAAGCCCGGCACTATCGTCGACTTCGCTGGCCAGCGTTGGCACTCGGGTCGTGTCAGCAAGGATTCTGGCTACCAGTACAAGCTCCAGAATGCTGACCTGGGCATCATCCTGCTGGTGAAGAACTTCAACGCCAAAATCGAGAACATCGGCCCCCACCTGAAAATCGAAGTCTCGCCCCACGCCATCGACCAATTCTGCCCCGAGCGCCTGCAGGAGCGCCTCGACTACTACGCCAGCCACGTTCTGACCAACGTCGAGCGTAACCAGTGCGCCGTTCACCTCGCGCTAGACCTGCAGGGCTGGCAACCGCCTGCTGATCTGGTCGCCCGCATGCACTGCCGCGCACGTGCTGCCCGTGATATCTCCGGCATCAAGGAAATTCAGTGGACCCTGGAGTCTGCCACCTACGGCAAAGGCCAGTCCTACCTGTTCGGCTCCGCTGGAGGCGTCCAGCTCGGTATCTACAACAAAACCGAACAGGCCCGCTCCATCGACAAGCTCGACTATTGGGAAGGCGTCTGGAAACGTCGCGATAGCTTCGATGAAGCCGACCCGGACAACTACAACCCCGAACAAGACGTGTGGCGTGTCGAGCTGCGTTACCACCACTCGGTTATCCAGCAATTCGCCTCAGGCTCGTTTGACCTGCAAAGCGGCGAAACCATCGAAACCAACAGCTATGCCGCCTTCGCACCGCACCTAGACGGCCTGTGGCGCTATGGCCTGCGCCAATTCAAGCTGCTGGCTCGCCCTGGCTACTTCGAACCGATTTGGACCCTGATCCGTGAAGACGTGCGCGTGGATCTGCCGGTGGATTCCCTGGTGGACGAAACTGAGTACAAGCGCCAATACAAAACGTCACGGGGCTTTTCCGGCAAGAACGTGGAATTGTTTCTGGGAAACTTCGTAAGCCTGCTGGCACGGGAGCGAGTAGGCGCTAGACGAGCATTTCACCGGCTCAAGGATTGGGAATGCTGGCCGGTGATCCGCGACCACTATGCCGCCAAGGGCATGGATGAAGACGGGCTGTACAAGCACATCAAAGGCATCCTGGAAGAACGCCATATCCGCTGGGGGCGTGCTGTATGACGGCCAGAAAAGACGGCAACACCTGGACAGCTGACTTCTACGAGAACGGTCGCTCTGGCCGTCGTATTCGCAAGAAGGGCTTCAAGACCAAAGCAGCAGCCCAGCGCTATGAATCGGAGTTCTTCGCCAGCCTGAACACGACCGGCCGGCCGCTCGATGATCGCCTGTCGGATCTGGTGACGCTCTGGCATGAATTTCACGGCTGCTCACTCAAGGATGCCAAGCATCGGCTTGCGCGCACCCTGGCCACCGTCGAACGCCTCGGCAATCCGATGGCTTCCAACTTCGATGCCCTCGCCTGGGCACGCTATCGCCAGACTCGCCTCAAGGACGTCAGCCCGCACACCGTCAACCATGAACAGCGTTACCTGTCGGCCGTCTTCTCCGAGCTGATCCGCCTGGGTGCATGGGTCGGCAACAACCCGTTGGCCAAGGTTCGTCAGATCAAGACAGATCAGACCGAGCTGACGTTTCTGACACTGCAACAGGTCGAACAACTGCTGGAAGAGTGCAAGCGCTCGACCAACAACCATACCTATCCGGTTGCGCTGATCTGCTTGGCCACTGGTGCCCGATGGGATGAAGCCGAGTCCCTGCAACGCGGTGCCATCTTCGGCGGTAAGGCTCATTTTCACCGGACCAAAAACCGCCAGTCCCGGTCGGTGCCGATCCCCAAAGAGGTCGAAGAGATTGCCTTAAAGGTGGGGATGCCTGGGAATGGTCGGCTGTTCATGCCTTGCCGATCTGCGTTTCGATCTGCTTACCAGCGTTGCGGCTTCCATACTCCCGGCCAGATGACCCACATCCTTCGGCATACCTTCGCCAGCCATTACATGATGGGCGGTGGTGACATCCTGGGTCTGCAACGCATCCTCGGGCACTCCACCATCACGATGACCATGCGCTATGCACATCTGTCGCCTGATCATCTGGAGTCGGCGCTTCGGCTATCCCCTCTCAACCAGAGCGGTCATGCCGTGGTATGCGTGTAA